TACCCGCGGGGCAGACCTTTCGGATTATTATCATATTGGGCTTGTGGATGATGACGGAAAGCACGTCCTCAACGCCAAAGGGACAGCTTCCGGATTCTGCCGGGATGAATTGTCCAGGACGAACGGCTGGGATTGCGTGGCATACCTGACCGACGTGGATTATGGCGAGGTGATACCAGTGGAGCAGACGAAAATGGCGCGGGTTGTGCTGCCGGCAGGCGCGACCGGAACAACAGTAAACCTACGCAAAGACAGCGCGAAAACGGCGGACATTGTCGCCCGCGTGCCGGTCGGGGCTGAAGTCCGCGTCATCAAGGATGCGGGCGAATGGTGCTATATCGGATATGGCGACAAAATCGGCTGGATGATGTCGAACTATCTGGAATATGCGGGCCAGGACGGCGAAAGCGGCGCTATCAGCGAGGAAGACCGGGCAGCCATCGAGGCGGCACTGAAGCAGATCGAAGCGGCTGCAGAGACAATCGGCAGTATTTTGGGGAGGGGTTGATACTATGTGGGAATTCGTCCTGAAATACTGGGTTGAATTTCTGTTCGGAATCGTTGCCGCCGGACTGATTGCTGGTTATAAGAAGCTCGCTACAAAGATCCAGAGCAATAAAGAAACCGAAAAGGCGATTGCCGACGGGATGAAATATCTGTTAATGTTCAAGCTCCGAGAAGAGGGCGAAAAATATATGAAACAGGGCAGCTGCAGCACCGAACACAAACACGAATACGAAAAGGTGTATGCCGCATATCACGCCCTGGGAGGAAACGACACAATAACGGCACTGAAAGATTCAGTGTTGCGTCTGCCAGTATGAGGAGGGTATATCATGAGGATTGATTGGATTTCCAAACTGACTTCCCGTAAATTCTGGGTTGCTGTCGCCGGTCTGGTATCCGGGTTGATTATCTTTTTCGGAGGGGCGGAGGCGACCGCTACACAGGTGACAGCGCTTATCATGAGCGCGGCCAGCGTGGTAGCATACATCCTGGGCGAAGGTCTGATTGACGCCGCCAGCGCTCACGCGCCGCTGATAACGACGGTCGATGAAGAAGCGCACCCGCCCGAACAGGCTGAATAATGAATAACCGCTCTCCGGAATGGGGAGCGGTCTTTTTTATTGAATAATAACGTTTGTTCACGCTGGAATTGATATCATGAAATAGCCATTGATATAATAGAGTGTTCGTATAGACTCCCCGCGAGTCCACTTGACGGAACTATACGAACACCTTTCGTCTGGTTCTGGAAGATCGGCAGTCACTTGCCGGTCTTCTTTTTTTATGCGGAAATATACCAGGATGTCAGACGGGCGGACCACTGCCCGCATGACGAACGCATCCAGCAGGGCCGCGTTAGTAAGCTCCTGAGACGCGTAGCCGTCCCGGAACATCTCAAGGAATGAGATTATATCATCCTCTGTCGGAAGCGCTGAGAGGGCCGTTTCTGCCTGTTTAACGCGGTCCTGTAAGGCGGCTTCTTCCTGCTCCAGCCGGATCAGCTCATCCCGCGTGGATGCGGTAAAGATGCCCGCCTTGATGGCGTTTATAATGTTCGTCTTTTGGGACGCGACCTGTACCAGCTCAGCGCGGACGATATCCAGATCATTGTCGGGCTGAAGCTGATCCTGATCGAGTATGGTTTGGTGGGCCATCCACCTGATCGCATCATCTGACAGCACATCGTCCCAGATCGCGCGACAGATCGCGGATTCGAGCTTGTGCCGAGGAAAGCTCGGCTGTTCGCATTTGTGCGCACGGTGGCCACTGCAGGTGTAATAAAAACACTTCTTGCCCGTTTTTGACGTCCCGGACACGCCGACAAAGCTGGATCCACATCTGCCACAATAGAGCTTGCCAGTCAGCGAGTAAATACCATCCGATGTCCTGCGCGGACCGGACTTAGTACGACTGGCGGTTTGTACCTTGTAAAAGGTTTCCTTGTCTATGATGGCCGGGATGACGTCTTCCTGCATGTGATACTTCGAGACGTATGTTCCGATATACCGCTGATTCGGCAGGATGGTCTTAAAAGACGAACGATTCCAGGCGCCGCCGTGCTTCGTCCTGATTCCGCGGGCGTTAAGGTCCCGGCATATCTCCGCGTAAGTATCGCCAGCGGCGACACGGGCGAAGATCTCTTTGACGATCTCCGCCTCATCTGGCACGATTTCATACCGACCATCAGCTCCGCGCCGGTATCCAAGCGGCATCTGTCCGCCGGCAAGGCACTTTTTCGCGTTGTCTTCGTTGCCACGCCTGATCTTTTGGGATAGCTCCGCGCTATAGTATTGCGCAAGGCCCTCAAAGACCGATTCGATCAGGATTCCGGACGGCTGGTCGCTGATCGGCTCTGTGGCCGACACTACGCGCACACCGCAATCACGCAATTCATGCTTATAACGGGCGCTGTCGTATTTGTCACGGGAGAAGCGGTCCAGGGCATATACAAGAACGGCCTGAAATGCCCCCTCTCGCGCGTCGCGGATCATCTGGAGGAATTGTGGGCGGCGGTCCGTCCGGCCCGTCAGAGCGCGGTCAGAGTACGTTTGAAGGACGTTGTAGCCCTCCCGCGCGGCGAACTGCTTACAAACTGTAATCTGTTGCTCGATGGATGCTTCACGCTGGGCGGAGGAGCTGAAGCGGGCGTATATGACGGCGTTAATCATTATAAATCCACCTGACTTTCTGCAAGAGTTTTCATCAGATCAAGCACAAGTTTTTTATTTTTGCCATTCAAGCGGAACCAATAATCGTTCATTTCTTTGGTTTGCTTTTCGTCGGAGAATCCAACAATTTTTACTGTGACGATTTCGGCGAACAAATCATCTGTTTCGCATCCGAGAGCATCAGCTATATCCTGAACAGTGCCCATGCGCGGACACGATCCACCAGAAAGCCACAATGATACGGAAGATTCGGATTTGTGAACAGCAGCCGCAAGCTCCGCCTGATTCATGCCCGCACGTTTCATGTAATATTCTAAGTTTTTTCGGAAATTCTCTTTAGCGCCCATGAAATCACCCCCACGGACAGGATACAACATTCCGCGCAAAAAATCAAATTTAATTCAAGAAAAATTTAATTTTGCTATTGACAAGCGACTTGAGTTAGATTAAACTGTGCGCGGTGGCCCGATAAAACTACTACGGAGGAGGTGAAACAAGTGAGCGAAAAAATCAGGATCTCGTTGGAAGCGGCGAGAGTCAACGCAGGCATGACTCAACCGCAAGCGGCGCAAGCGCTGGGGGTCTCTGTTGCTACCCTTTTGAAATGGGAGAAAGGAACGACAAGCCCCAACATAGAGAAAGCAATTGCACTCGCTGGACTGTACGCAATCCCATTGGACGCCATTAATTTTTGTCCTCGAACTTGAGTTTAATTAAAGAAAAGGGAGGACGTGACATGACCAACGATTTACCGCTCACCTTCGAGCGCAACCTGTACCGGGCGGTGATCCAGTTCAAACAGGATCATCCGGGAGTGCTGGAGGCGAGGACGGAGGAAAGGAGAAAACGCAATGAAAGAGCGCGACAGAGAAGACGTACTGCTGATCATGGAAGCGGTACTGGAAAACTATCTGGCGGAGCCGCTGGTTAAGGACATCATCAGCGAGGTCGAGCAGAGCATTCGTGATAACTGGTCGATTCTCCAGCTGATCCACGAGCGGAAGGACGCGATGCCATGAAACCATTCCGTACCACGTGCGCTTTCTGCAATCAGCCTATCCTGATGATTAAATCCGGCACAAAGACCCGCCGGGCGGAGGTGCAAAAAGAAACGTTCGTCTTTGACTCGCAGAGCGAAACCCGATTTATCACGGAGGCCGGGGACGTCATCCACGGGACGGCGGTACACCCGGACGGAGAAAAGAAGTTTGATCTGCTGGCCGGTTATCGGCTGCATGTATGCAAGAAAGGGGAATGAAAATGACACGGGCAAAATGGGATTACCAAAGTATCCACACGATCCGCGGAGACGTCAAGGATGCTCTGATCACTGTAATTGGAGAGGTAACAAATGGCACCGGGAACGATACGCTCCGGCTGGCCATGATTGACGGCATGAAGATGCTTTTTGACGCGCTGAAGCCGTACATGGAGGAAACGCCTGATGAGAACATTCCGAACGATTAACGGAACCCGCGCGGCCCGCCGGATCCCGTCGGCAGAGGAACGCCGCGAACGGCGCCTTTACTGGGCCGGAGTGAATGCGGTTGCGGTGGCGTTCCTGCTGGCGTGCTGTGTTGCGGCGGGGGTGATTGCATGAGGGATTGGCAGATGGAGTCTCTGTGCTACTTCGGCAAGCACGACCGGCGGTATCCCGCAGACGGCGCTCAGGGCTACCCGGCCTGCTACCACGGGCAGGTGTCCAGGGCCATCCCGGTCGCCGGCACGGTTACCAGCGGAGCGAGCTGGGAACGGTCGCCGCAGGTGCGGGCATGGCTGGACCCGGAGCCGTTGACGTGGTGGCAGCGGATTGTGGAGTGGTTGAATAAATGAAAGGAAAAATGATGGACTATCAGGATTTTTTGAACAACAAAACCTTTGTCCTTGAGTCAAAGGGCTTTGACGTAGAAAAAGAAGATCTGAATCCGATGCTGTTTTCTTTTCAGCTGGATATAGTCAGATGGGCATTGGCAAAAGGCCGCGCAGCTGTTTTCACGGATTGCGGAACCGGAAAGAGTGCCATTCAGCTGGAATGGGCAAATAAGATCCATGAGCTTTCTGGCGGGGATGTTCTGATTATAGCTCCGCTGGCCGTAGTCGAGCAGACGCGCCGGGAGGGCATTAAATTCGGGATTAACGTCACTGTTTGCGCGTCTCAGGAAGACGTCCGGTGCGGAATCAAT